ACTTACCTATCGTATTTCTGCGCTGTATATCGTTATCAGTGATATCTGCAAACTTGCCATCAAGAGCAAATAGCTCTTTGAAGTGAACAATGAAGTATCTGCCTTGCTTATGCAAAATATGACATGACTGGTATAGTGTTTTGTCTTTCTTTGATGCCACTCCGATACGCGAAAGAGTCTCTTTGACCTTTAGAAAGTCATCAGGATCCTTTAGAGTGATTTCAAGTGGCACATATCCATCTAGGTCAACGTTAAATGAAATTTCCTCAGCCATTCTTTAATCCACCTTTTTGTAATTTTTGTCTTAATGAATCAAGTTGCTGCTGAGACAGTATCGAAACGACTTCTTGTGCCTTCTTATTATTGTAGCCATAGTACTGTTTCACTATCTCAATCGCCTCAAGTTTCTCCTGTTTTATCCACTTATTGTAACGCTTCTTTGGCTTAATAATGTGGAAAAGAAAATCAAACTGCAATTTCTTGTCAAGGTGTGGCCTGGAGTTCATTTCATTACATTGAATGACAGTATCAGAGCCGAAACTTAACGCTTTATTTATAATAAAAGGATTGTACTGGCGCTCTGACCATTCGTCAACGATCAACTCCTTCTTGTCATAATGAATAGAGTTTACAAAGTCGAATGGTGAGATTGATGGGGCTTTGTACTCGTCACTCATTTGAATTCAACCGTTGCCATGATCTCAGTCAAACATGCAACCAGATTGATTTCTTGATCAGCACAAAATGCTGCTTTGTATTGATAATCTGCCAGAATCAATACTAGTTGAGGGACAGTTTGAACTTTGTCAAGAATGTCATCGTAAATCTTTCGAAAGATTGCGGGAGGATCATTGTCGATATTGTTGACTACCCAAGCACGCATCCCTTTCCAATCTTTGTTTTTGAGTGCATTGATTAGTTCAGTTGTGTTGACTTCTCCAACTCGAGCAAGGATGCCTTCATCGATTGTTCCTGCTGCTGAATATCTTTGTAACTCATTGATAATTCTACGATAATCAGGAAAGTATTTCAAGATCAATGATGCCAAGACCTTGTTGTCAAAGGAGATGCCTTCGTTTGACAGAATGAATCCCAATCGCTTCAGAACCTGTGCTGCAATTGATGCTTTCTCTTTCTTGTCATACTTGAACTCGATCACCGCACACCTCGAGTGCAAAGGTTGAATGATACGATTCTTGAAGTTACAAGTCAGAATGAAACGACAATTCTTCGAGAATTCTTCAATGAATCCGCGAAGTGCCGGTTGTGTCGAATTGGGATTCAGGTAATCTGCCTCATCCAGAATCACCACCTTTGTCTTACCTGAGAAAGACATGGTTGATGCAAACTGTTTGATCTTGGTGCGAAGAACATCGATGCCTGATTCTTCTGATCCGTTAATGATCATGTAGTCAGTTTCAAGTTCCTCGCACAATGCCCGAGCAACAGTTGTCTTGCCCATGCCAGGACCCCCACACAAAAGCATGTTTTGAATTTCACCTTTCTCGATGAACTCCTTGAAAACACGCTTTTGTTCTTCTGGCAGAATGCAATCATTCAGATTACGCGGACGATACTTCTCAACCCAAAGATACTCATTGTCACGAACTTCCATAATATAAGACTCCAATTAGATTACCGAACCGGGTTCCATCGCAATCAGATAAGTCACTTTCGATGACTTGAATTGACAAAAGTTTTTCTTGGACAATGTAACTTGATATGCATCTTGCATCAGCTTAAAGTTCTCTGATGAAATGAAGCATTCAAATTGCAGATCAGTTTCACCAATTACCTTATTGAAACTATTTGCTCCTGCGTTCTTTCGATCTCCAATCTTCATTGTAACTTTGCCGCTCTTTCCGATGATAGAAATCGTTGGAGCAGCCAGAACACCTGCTGTCTTGATAACGCTTTGTACATCCTTAGCAGTCAACGAAAAACTAAACACCTCATCTACTTCAATGTCTTTCGTTGGTGCGGCAATGATCAATGATGGTTCGCAATAGAAGTATTCGAATGTTCCAATGTCATTTGAGATTTTCATCGACCTTTCGTTGAATTCAATCTCTTGATCCTCACTGAAGGTAAGAAGTTGTAGCAAGGAGTTCAGATCATAGATTGCGACTTCACGAGGAAAGGTTTCTGTAACTGTTGCCTTTGCAAAGATCGACTTAGGTGCCGAGATCGTTGCGATAGTTGAACCCGGACGGAACAGCAGATTCGAGTTGATCGTTGCGAAGTTCTTGAGCAGGTTGATTGTTTCTTGACTGATTTTCATAATGTTGTCTTTCCTTTTCGGTTTCAATGTCATGTGTGTTAAGCATTATAATCGCATAATGAAGGACTTTCAATATGTCCTTTCGATTACGTCCATCTTTCATTCCATATCGTTGGGCATACTTGATGATGTTACCGCGAGTGAACTCGATGCCGCCTCCATTACTTTGAATGAACTCAGTCGTTTGAATTCGTCCCTGGGCATAGTGTTCATCATAAGTTGAATCAATGTATGCTTGCAATTGACGAATCAGATCTGGTTCATTGAACTTATGGTTTATTTCTTGCGCCACGGATACTCTCCATTTATTTTTTGTTTCATAATTTCGTTTCCTTTCAAAAAGAACTGTGCTTGAACTGAATCAGCACGATTGCCTGCACGATAGTTCACTGTGTACTCACCAGACACCAAGCATTGTATTTTATTGTATCTTAGAACAGATGTCAATGCCCGGTCGACTTCTGGTTGATCTTCTGGATGTCTTGCTCGTCGATACCAGATAGGGGTAAGTTGAAGGGCTAACTTCTTAGGCAAAAAGAAGCAATTGACATCAACAAAAAAGTCATTGATGACTGACTCCCAATTGCCTAAACTTTCGCAATCATCATTACAGATAAAGTTGCCATCCATGTCGGTGATCTTACGAAGTGAGCAAGCATACGAATTGGGGTTGCCTTGTAGGATGTTCACTAAACTTTCTACGTGATTGGGCTCTAACCAGTTATCCTCATCTAGATACATGATGTAGTCACCCTTTGCTAGATAAGTTGCTGCTCCATAGATGCGATGCCCATTGTATTGTTCAGTGCCTGTTGCATACGGCAGAACAATCACATCTGATGCAATATCGTAATTTAACTTATCAAGATGGCGCCCATCAACAACAATCAAATGCTGAATGTTGTCATAGGTTTGGTTGATGACTGAATTCAGATTCTGTTTCAGGTAGTCGGTGCATGTTGTTGCAGTGACAATAGTTACAAGAGGTTTCATTTATTTCTCAAAACATTATTATGTCCAACCGATAGTATTAGATCAAACTCATTTACACCAAGCTTATCAACAATTTCTGATGGTGCAACATGACCTTTAAAGGATCCTGGACGACTAAAGTTTCTATTCAAACTTGAATCATCAATCACCATTAGTCCATTATCAGTCAACGCTTCTGCACAATTCATGTAGTCAGAAATTACATAAGGAAGATCATGGTTGCCGTCGATATAAATTAGATCCCACTTCCTTGACTTAATAAACTGTCTTGCCTTCTTTTCAATAGAAGATGCTTTCAATAGTTTAGGAGTTCCCAGATCAAAGAATGCATAGTTCAAAGCAATGTCTTGTTCATATTCTACATTTGTCGGGAATTGTGACACCGAATCATTTACAGGACCGAGGGGGGAAAGTCCCCAAACATCTGCCTCATATTCGAAGTGGCGAGAAAGTAGTTCAAACAATGAAATGGTTTGACCTCTAAAAACACCAATCTCTAAAACATTCTTTGGTTTATATTGTTCAAACAAATAGTACCACATTGCATGAAAGGCATCTTCGCCAAAGCCGCGACCTTGCGAAAAGTATTCGCGGTGTTTGATAAACTCAGTTGGTAGTTGTTTATAAGAGTTTAGGAAAATCTCATAAACATCATTCATGGGAAGCTGAGCAAGTTCCTGGGCGGTGTGATCTTTATAGGTTGTTGTCATCTTACTTTGTTCCCGCAAGTAAGAAAGATCTATGCTTGACTGCAAGATATCTACGGTTGGTTTCATATATTTCCCCATGTCGTTTATTAATTTCAGAAGGTGTCTCGGTTCGCATACCTCCCCAAGCCACATCGCTTCTATACTTCAATGCAAGCACAGCATTTTGATATCCATGCTGTATCATTCGAATACTAAAATCATGGCAATCATACCCGCATGGGGCTAATGCAGGATCATAGAATCCGACCTCTTGATATCGCTTCCATTTCACACAAGTAGGACTACGAATCGCAAGCTGCTTTAATACTAAGTGTCCATGTGCAATTTGAGTATAGTTTGGATTGTTCAATTGTTTCCAATGCCCAAACTCAGACTCAACATAATTCGTTTCCCCGATCTGACCATCTGCAAAGTAAATCAAATCGCTTCCCAGACGCATCGAAACATATCCCAGATTAGGATATGAGTTAAACAAAAAGTTAAACTTGCCATCAATGTCTTGTTCTTGTAAGATTACATCATCTTGAACAGTAAAAACAAGATCCTCAGGATCTGCTTGCATTAGTTTCACTTGTGTTAGACCATAATTCAAGCATGTGATCTCATGCACATCATTCATTTTAAGAATGGTGAATTTTGGGTTCAGATTATGTAAAGCTACAAAGCTGTGCAATTCCTCTTCACTATTGTCGGCACATCCATCAAGAATTACAATCACATGATAATCTTGTGAGCAAGAATTTACAATGCCCAACAAAACTTCTTTTAGAAGGTATCCTTTATTATGCACAGGTAGAATGAAATACGACTTCATATCACACCACCATCAAACCTATACTTTGCATCCAACTTACTTGCATTGAATCCTGCCATCTCTTGCATCGTTCCAGGATAGAGAGGCATATCATGTTCATCATATCCGTTGCCGCAAAATGAGTACGGGTTTTTTAGTTGATTTCTTGTTTCACCAAACCAGCCCTCAAGCATACTATGCACCATCATATCATGTTGAACAGCTTTATACACAAAGTCTCTTAAATAAACTTGGTCGTTGGTGTAGTAAGAAGTTTTTTGAGCAAACTGTATCATTATATCATGTAATGTTTCAGATAACTTTCCTTTGTATCCAAAAGCGCAAGCGATCACAGGAAACTCAAAGTGAGCTTCATGGTCACGGTAAACATGAAACTTCTTATCAGACAACACCCACTCATCAACAGCCCTTTGCTCTCGATATGTAATTCGCCCATCCGCATCTCGTACAATGACAACGTTTTCTTCACTTTCGAACAAAGGTTCAAATCGCCAGAACACACCATGGGACCCATCTTTTACCTCTATCACTTTAGCATCAGGCATGTGATAATTTGATGCATCATCAACATATGCCCGAAACTCCCAATCAGGGTAAAAGTATTTTGCCAGTTCATACTGACGATGAGCCCCGATAATGTATCGCGGATTTGTTCCGTAAGAACTAATAGAAACTATTTTCATAATTACCATATAAAGTTATTTTTATACCATTGTACAATACAAGCCAACTCATTGTCAAATGATGCTTGTGGTTTCCATCCAACTGATTTTAGTTTTGTATCATCGATTGCATATCTTACATCTTGACCTTGCCGTTTTTCAGTAAAGTCAAAATATTGATTATAATCAGTTGTAGGTTGCTCAAAAAACATGTCAACAATTTTCTTAGCAACTACAATATTTTTTTCTTCATAATTTCCAGACACGTTAAAGATGTCGTTCTTCACTCCTTTATCAATGATGGCAATAACGGCGTTTGCTGTATCAGTAACATGTAACCAAGTTCGTTTAGGTTCTCCCATGTCATGCATGATGATAGGTCTACCCAATGACAAGTGCTTACAGGACTTTGGAATGAACTTTTCTACATACTGCCCGATGCCATAGTTGTTTGTGGGTCGCACAATCACATAAGGAACCTTATATGTTCTTGCCCATGCAATGATGAGCATATCTGCAGCAGCTTTAGTTGCTGAGTATGGATTGCTAGGTGTAAGTAGATCATATTCTGTGTGAAACCCGTTTACAATATCACCATAAACTTCATCTGTACTAAAATGTAAAAGGGTGGGACGTTTTGACTGTGATTTTTGTTTAATTAGTTCAAGCAGATGATGCACACCTTTGATATTGCTATCTACGAACTCATGTGAACTAACTATGCTGTTATCGACATGGGTTTCTGCAGCAGTGTTGATCACAT